TCACCAACACCGACATCGCTCTCGATACGATTCAGGGCTTCAACATTGCGCCGGCAACCATCACCGCGTCGAACATCGCCGCCGCAACAATCACCGGATCGAACATCGCCGCGGGAACAATTACCGGATCGAACATCCTCGACCGAACAATTACAAACGCCGATATTGCTCTGAACACCATTGAGGGCTTCAACATTGCCCTCGAAACCATTACAGGAGCCAACATTCAAGATGGCTCCATCGGAGCACAAGAACTTGTCAACGGCGGGACATACCCCATAAATGTCACCGGCAACGCGGGAACGGCCAGCAACGCGGCACTCTTGGACGGCTTCAACTCGTCCTATTCGGCCGTAGTTGACACAATTCCCGTCCGCGACGCATTCAACAGAATCCAGTCTCAAGCCTTCATCACCGACGACTCAACCCCTAACCAGTTCTACAACAACGGCACCTACACCCAAATCGGACAATTCACCGCCCGCGTAGTCAACGCGTCAACGGTCTACAGCGAAGCCGTAACCTCCGCGCGAACCGTTCTCATCAACTCCGCCGGAACACTCGGAACATCGGTCTCATCCCGCCGCTACAAAGTCGACATCGAAACCCTCAAAGCCGACACCGACAAGATTCTCCAGCTCGAGCCGGTCACGTTCTACTACTTACCCGAGATGTACGAAGAAGATCAAGACAAACATCTCGAAGTCGGACTCATTGCCGAACAAGCCGCCGAATTAGGACTTGAGGAGCTTGTCCATAGAAATCCTGCCGGAGACCCCGAAGGCATCGCGTACGAGAAACTAGCGGTCTACCTCTTGAAAGTATGTCAAACCCAACAAACCCAAATCGACGCGCTCTCGGCTCGCCTCGACAAGATAGGAGCCTGATATGGCCGTCAAGACTTTCGCCGTTGGTGAACTCGCCACAAGCGCCGACGTTAATACTTACCTTGCCAACTCGGGCCTCGTCTATGTTTCGAGCGGCTCATTCGCAACCGCCGCCTCTGTCGATATAACTAACATCTCATCAACCTTCGTCTATTACAAACTCGTATTCTCCGCCATTGGATCAGCAACCGCGGGACTACAAGCCGTCCTATACAACGGCGGAACGGCACGGAATAGCCTTTATTATGCCGGAGTTGGTTACGCCGACTATACGAACTCAGTCGGCGGAGCCAATAGTTCCAATAGCACCTCCTACCTATGGGCCGGCCAAATAACAACCGCCTATCGCGCCCAGACAGTAATGGAGTTCAGGATGAAAGCAAGCGAGCAATTCACCTTCACATTGCAAGCATTCGAAGCCAATACGTTCCGATCCATACATAGCGCCGGATTCAGAAACGCAACAGACGCATTCGATCGCATCAGAATTACGCCAAGCGGCGGAGCAAATATGACCGGTGAATGGCGTCTCTACGGATACCGGGAGCCATAATGACAAACCCACAAATAGCAACAATTCTCGACGACGGCACCTATGGCCAGAGAGAAATGACAGACGAAGAATACGCCGAAGTTCTTGCAATGGGCACACCCGAAGAACCCGCGAGCGAAATAGAACGATGAAACGAATCACAGTTGTCGGCGTCCTACTTCTAGCTCTTACTGGATGCGCGGACCGCTACCGATACTCATGTCAAGACCCCGCTATCGCTCAGACAATCGAGTGTCAATGCGATCAGCAACCACGGACAAAGAACAAAGCCCTCGACGGACTCATGGCCGTCGAAACAACAACAACACTCCCACGAATGAAAGGGTATGACTGCTAATGCCACTACGACCCAGACTTACTAATGAAGAAATAAAGGCGCGGCTAGTCCTTGGCGTAGGAATTGGATTGACCGTCGTATTCGTTCTCTCCATTGGCTTCATGCTCTACGGCACTCTATTCGTAACGCAACCGAGGTACATGAGCGAGGCCGATTCCGAAATTTTCAGTCTCTTATCTCCAATGCTCATGTCGCTCTCTGGCGGCCTCTTGGCGCTCCTAAGCGCAAACGGGCTCCGCGATAAAGAACCACGCCCACCAACATCGGGACCCACGCCATGACAAACACGAAACGCCCGTACACCGGATTCGACAAGATTGCCACGGCCACCCACCCGGCCGCCAAGAAACTCGCCGATCTTCTACATCTCCGTTACGGCACGACCTACATGGGAGGTCTCGTTGTGCGCGTCATGCGATCAGCACCCGCCGCAATCCAGAAACTAGACGTCACAAACCCCGCGAACGCCGCCAAGGTCAAGCCCTATATGAGCGTCCACGCATCCGGGAGAGCCGTCGACACCGGTAGCCAAGACCCCAAAGTTCTTGAAGCCGTGTTCAACTTCCTCGTCGACAACGCGGACGAGCTCTTCATTGAAGAGGTCCACCAATACAACTACAAAGCCAAAGGCGCGACGAAAGCATGGGGAAGAGGCTTCAGATGCTCCAGAGCAGACAAAGCCCGAGGCATCAAGGAATGGAACGCCCAAGACAACGGCGGAACACCCGGCGGACTCTGGATCCACTACGAGGTCTCGCCCCAAGCAGATCCGGCAATCCTAGAAACAAACTTCCGAGCCATTCCGAAATCTTGAACCAATCACCAACGACCGCGTCTTGGACGATCGCGGCCGTTGACATGACATAGCGCCCGGTCTTTCTCGTTCGGGTGCCGTTGTGAGAAGCCCGCGTCATCTCTTCATGGCGCGGGCTTCTGTGATACTTGACAACAGACGCCGAGTTCCGTATTGTCAAATCCGTCGGAGTCCAAGCCGACAGAAACGAGAAAACAATGTCCACAAAAATCGTCATCATTCCATGCGGAGGAGCGAAGCTCGAAACACCAGCTCCCGCGCGTGATCTCTACACCGGCTCAATGTTTCGCGACACGCTCACAACGGCCCGCACAATGACAACCGAGAACAACATCTACATCCTCTCAGCCCTCCACGGCCTCATCGCACTAGACGAAATCGTCGAACCATACGACCTCAAAATGGGACAACGTGGCTCCGTACAAACCTCAACGCTCGAGTCACAACTTGACGAGATCCTTCCAAAGACAGAGTCATTCGTCATCGACGCACTACTTCCAAAGGCGTACAACGAAGCACTCGAGAACGCTTACCCCTACTGGATAGAAAACCACTTCACCGGAACCAAAGGCATCGGATACCAAAAGCAAGTCCTCAAAACCATCCGCGAAAAGGTAGGCGCGTAATGGCCGACTACACCGACCGGATGGCCGACTACGTTGACGTAGCCGAACGGATACGAGCCTTCCGAGACAAACATCCAGAAGGCTCACTACAACCGTTAGACCTTGCCAAGCCTTACGAGATCATCACAATCGGCGACAAGACTTTCGTCGTGTACGTTGCGGCCGCATACCGAACACCAGACGACACCCGCCCCGGCATCGGAACGGCATGGGAAACCTTCCCGGGGAAAACTCCTTACACCGCCGGATCCGAAGTTCAAAATGCCGAGTCGTCGGCTTGGGGCCGAGCCATCGTTGCATCGCTGGCGGCCGACACGAAGAAGATCGCATCCCGTGACGAAGTATCGGCGCGGAGAGCCGAACGAGACCAACACCCCGCCACCGCTCCCGCCAAGCCTTCGCCCACGGTCCCCGCTAAGGCATCCACAAGCCTCCCAGAAGGCGAAGGACACCCACTTGCGACTGTCGCCCAACAAAACGCAATCAAAGCCATCTCACGCGCCCTCGGAAAATTGCCCCCAACACGCCTAGATCAAATCAGCAAAGGGACCGCGAACATAATCATCCAGCAACTCAAAGAAGAACAACAAGCGCGGGAGGAATCATGAACGGCTCCCTAATGTTTGACGCGATGATCCTCCTCTTCGTACTCATCGCCGTCCCGACGTTCATCATCTCGGTACTCATTGAACGGTCAGAGAAGAAAGACCGCAAGAGATGAGCGAATACCCAAGACTCCAGACAGTCCGGTGCGCAATCTGTGACGCCCAGATTACTCTCATCATCGAGCTCGTGATCCGTACACCACTCGTCCGAGAGGGAATGAACCCGCTCGCATTCGACCCGGAACCGACCGTCCTAGACGGATGCCATCACTTCTACGACCGGGAGCGCGAAAATGACCGAGGTTAGATCGAGCGAATACTTCGCCATCATTCCCGAATGGGTAGTCCACTCAGACATCTCATCCAACGCCGTCCGGCTCTACGCGGTACTTAACCGGTTCGCGAACAGTAACGGTAAGGCATGGCCATCCCGCCGCACAATCGCCGAGATAATGCACACCTCGACCGCCACCGTAGACCGAGCCAAGGACGAACTCGTTGAGATCAAGGCCCTCACCGTTGAGCATCGTATGACACCTCAAGGAGACCCGTCGAGCAATATCTACACTCTTCACACCTCCTCACCCGTGACAAAGGGTAGCCCCAAGGTTGGGGATACGGGTATGGCCACCGGTGACGCACTAAACAGAGACAGTATGAAACAGAGAAAGAAAGCCGCTTCGCCACCCGTGAAAACGTGCCAAGAATGTCTCGGCAAGTTCCGGACAGGCTTCGAGAATCCAGACGAAGAAGGCCGCTCCCACATATGGGACAACGACCACCAAACCCTCGTTCTCTGCCCCGTGTGCTTCGGATTCGGAACAACATGATCCACGAACCCAAAAAGGTCAAGAACGGACTCCTAGACATTCTGGCCGACTCATCCATCGACCCCAAAGAAACAATCCGCGATGCAATCGCACTCATCCGACAAATGGAAGGCGACCTACGCCGCCAAGGATTCAACGAATACAACGAGAAAGAAGAAACCCAATGACAGAACAACACATCCTCAATGAGCTCTATCGAGCGCAATCCGATCTCGAGAAAGCCCAAGCCCTCGTCCACGCCTACCAAGACGTCATCTTCGCCGCTCGCCGGATGCTTCGCCACATAGACGCCGACAACAAAATCAAGACCTCTGGCGGTCCGTACACCTTGGCGGCCGACAACCTCCGCCTATCCCTAGCCTTCATCGCTAACCCCAACGGAGACGCCAAATGAGCCTTCAACCGTCACTCTTTGACCCCATGCCCCTCGACACCATCATCCCGGCGACTAGGCTCGTAAGAACCAACGACCCACATACCTCACACGAGACCGCCGCCGAAGCATCGCGCCGCGGTCCTTCACAAAGGAGACGAGTATGGGAAGCCCTCAAACACCTAGGCGACGCCACCGACTTCGAACTCTCCGAGCACCTCGGAATCCTTCGATCATCATCAGCCAAAAGACGACAAGAACTCGTCGACCTTGGCCACGTCGTAGAGACACCATTCAGACGAAAGACAGACACCGGCTCCATGGCTATCGTCTGGCGTCTCTCATTGGTATCGCCGTCCTATCCGTCGGAACGCCCGTCCAAGCAAAAGACGGACACACCATCTACGGAGGAATAATGAAAGACGATTACTACTTGCAACTCGCCCGATGCGAGACCGGGAACAACGTCAACCACTCGACCAAGTCCTACACGGGAATGTACGGAATCCATCGCCAGACGTTCGCCAGATGGTCCAACTACAACTCCGCCAAAGGACTCACACCACGCCAACAAACCAAAGTAGCCGACGCCATAGCCTTCCTAGGACACACTCAACGCAATGGAGAGCACATCCACAGAGTCGGACCTTTCGGATGGGGCGCGGTGCGTAACGGATGCGGAAAGATGCTCCAGATGATATGCGCGGCGAAACACCCCAAAGTCATCCGGTACTCCTCCCGCGCTTGTCGGCTTGCCAATGGCTAGGAAACCCCAATACTCCGGACCATGGAGAACAATACGAAAGAAAGTTCTAGAGCGCGACGGATACCGGTGCCAGATCAGGACGCAAGGATGCACACAAGAAGCGACCGAGGTAGATCACATCTTGCCGGTCTCGATGGGTGGCGCGTGGTACGAAGAAGAAAACCTCCGCGCTTCATGCTCAAGATGCAACAACAACCGAAACATCAAAGTTCTAGTCAAATCGTCGCGAAAATGGTAGACAAATTTTTCCCGGGGGGCCCGCCGACAC